CATTTCATCGATTATATTAGAAAATATTAGGTTTGTATTGGTGGATTGTGTTATATTTGTTGAAAATTAAAAAGATGCACACCTCAAAACAAATCCACATCATTAAAGACAACGAAATAGTACGCATTTCGTTTGAAGAAATAGAAGCCGAGCGTATTCGGTTAGACAAACGCAATCGTTACGCAACGGGAGAAATAAACAGTTTCACTAGCAATATGACGCTTGATGAATTTGCTAATCATTTCACTAATAAACTTATTCCCGATTTCGACAAATGGGTTTTTAAAATCCATTACGACCACAACGGTGTTACAATACACAAAATACCACATAGCAAATCGTTTATGTTTATTTACGATATTGCGGGAGAAAATCAAATTATTAAAAATGAAATAATAAAACTATTGGAGTTATGACAACCGAAATAGTAAATAACAACAATAAACGTCTTTTAAGCAACTTAATTCCGAAAGACTACCCGAAGTACCAAAAAAGTAAAATCTTTGACGAGGCGTTTAATAAACCTATTGAAATGCCGAGTTGGGAAGTAGAGAAACTAATAACCGCCAATTAAGGCGGTTTTTTTATTTTCACATACCCAAAATAAAAATAGTCCACATCCGCCTGTAATTCTTTTACTTTAGGGTTGTCTCTATCTTTTACAATTAGTTCGTTTAGGTCTTTTATCTTTTGGTCTATTGGGTAGGTTATTGTGCGTTTTGTTGTTTTACTCATAAATTCCAATCATTTTGTTATACTTTTTTCTTAACTCTATTCTTTCGATTGAATTATATGTTTTATTTTCTAGTTTTAAGTGTTTGACTATTGAACGAGCGATTTGTGTTTTGGCCTTTACATCTTCTTTTGTTAGGCCTATATATTTGTATTTGGCCTTTAATCCTAAAACCAAATTTAATTGTTCTTGGCCATACATATTTTTTATTCCCTCAATTGCTTCTAATGGTTGGCCACCTTTATCTTTATTGTCTGATATGCTTTGATTATAGATATTGTTAAGATTAAATCTTAACGTTGGATTTGAACCTACAGAAAATATATGGCCACTATTTCGCTTTTCGGCCAACGGCCTATTACTTGAAATACAATTAACATTCATATCAATATACTTGATTATTTGGTTTATTTCAAATTGTAAATCGGCCTTATAATCCGATAAAGTTTTTAAACTTTCACGTGTTACTGCATCAACTTTCTTTTGCTCCTTGTTTACTTTTACCTTTGCTTGTGGAATAATTCTTTTTTGCATTATTAATTTTCCTGCATCGGTTTCAAAAAGAAAATCAGAAAGACAACTTGAACATAATCCAAATGTACGATACTTTGTTTTTTTACCACATCCTTTGACGCTTATTGCTTTTCCAATTCCAGCACAAATTTTTAATTTAGGTTCAATCATAGTACTAAGTTAATAAACTTTCATCATTAATCAAAATATACTCAGCGTAATTGCAAGTATTATTATTTCTATCTAGTACACATCTTTCGATTGTGTCAATTCGAAAACCTCTATTTCTAAGGTTGTAAATTATAGAACTTAATCTAGTAGCTCCGTAAAGCTCAATCGCTTTCCAACTGTCTATTTTGCCTTTAGTGATTAAATGATTTAGTACTTGTTGTGTTTTGTTTGTTTTCATAATTTCTAGTTTAAATGAATAGTAAATAAATTTCTTTTGTTCTCAATTTCTTTTTCAATTTTTATAAAATCTTTGTAGTTTAATTTATCTTTGATAAAATTATCTACTACTTTGTCATAAAAGTTTTGTAATAAAAAATAATACATTAAAACGGAACATCACTTTCAGCATCGTATGGTTCGCCAAAAGCATCGACTGGATTAATAATTGGAAATGGTGTTAACTCTTGTGCAAATTCAAACTCTTCTTTTTGCTTTTTGTTTTTTATCCAGTTATAAATATCTTCGTTTTCATCTTGTAAATACCTACCACTATCTAAATGATATTTAAACTCACACATACCAACCTCGCCCCAATGTGAAAACTTTACTTTCTGAATGTAAACTTCTGTTTTTTCTGTTTGATAGTTTCTATAAATTGTTAGTCCATTATCGGTTTTATTATAGAAATTAGCCGAACCGCTTATATTATAAAGATTTGGGATTTCATACATTTGCGTTTCTTTGTTTTTTAAAATCTTTGTCGGGTGCGCTACCAAAAAACAATGAACGTTGTTTTCTTCACAAAAAGTCGCTAACTTGTCTAAACTTTCGCCAATGTATTTAGTTTCGCTTTGTCCGTATTTATGCTCCAACTTATTCCAAGCGTCGATAACAAAAGCGTCAAGTCCGTTTGTAACTTTTAATTGCTTAACGTGTTTTAGAATAGAGTCAAGTGTAAAATCTTTTTCGGGTTTAATAAACCAAAACTTTTTATTCAAATATTCTTTAACATCATTCAACTCATTTAGTTCAATTCTACCTAAACCAAACCATTTTTTTCCAACCAATTTACGTGCAAGTTTTGAAATATGCAAACGTGTAGGTTTGTTCTCAGGACTATAAAAAGCAAATTTCCAATCGTTTTTTAAATTTAGTTTTAATGCTATTTGGTCTAAAAAATCAGATTTACCGTGTCCAGGCACTCCAGTTATAGTTGTGATATAACCTTTAGCAAAACGTAACTTAGTATCAAATTCAGTCATTCCAGTTTCAACTCCATTATCTAAGCCGTTTTGATACATATCGTTTATTTCTAAATCAATATCTTCAATAGTAAAAACTCCCTCTAATGGAAAGCTCTTTGCATTATTAAAAACGTTTTTAATTTCAATTTGACCTTTGAATTTATATAAGTCGTTTGCATCTTTATACTCCTCAAATTCAATGTACTTGCATTTTTCAATACCTAATCTTTCGGCTAAATCTACTCTTAATTTTCTTCCTGCAATATCATTGTCGGTGGCTAAATAAAAAGTTTCTATGTGTTCTAAAAATTCAATACAGTTATCTAAGTAGATTAAATTATTACTATTCAGATTTGCACCATTTGGAACTGAAATAACATTTTTAAAACCGCATTGATAAAATGTTAGTGCGTCAATTTCTCCCTCGCAAATTATAACCTCTTTAAAATCCTTAATCGCATCGATGTTATAAAAAATAAGTTCGCTTCCTTTGTGTAGCTTAAATGATTTTTTTGCACCTCGATATTTTACGTTTACAAGTTCATCATTACGAAAGTAGTTAAATTGTATTGTTTCAACTTCTTTTGCTAATTGTGGCATAAATTCTGAACCGCAAGTAACTTTTAAATCAACTAACGTTTGTTGGTTTATTTTTCTTTCGGTTTCAAAGTATTTTACAACCACGTCCGATAAGTCGGTTTTATTTTTCCATTGTGGCAAAATATACTCTACTTTTTCAATCGTATTTTGTAAAGCCCCTTTCCAACCACAATGATGACAAAACCAATTTGACTTATCTAAATTTACAGATAAACATTTGTCTGTTTTCTTTTTTCGTGTATGGCTACATTGTGGGCAAATAGTTTGAACTTCGCCAGTAGTTTTACTACTTCTAATATCTATGTTAAAATCTCGAAAGTCCATAATTAAAATGTCATTTTTTTATACTTATCATTACTAAATGAATTGGTATTTTCTTTTTTAAACCAATCAGCATCAAAACCGCTCCAACTTTTTTCAATACATTTTTCTAAAACCTCGTTAATATTGTAACCGCTTTTTTCTACTTGTGTAGTGAATTTTTTATATGCAGTTTCTGTATTGGTTGCTTTTTTTGTTTTTCTAACCTTTAACCAATCGGAAACTAGATTTTCACTTCCACCTATTTTAATTAATGAATGATAAAAACTAAAAGTAGGCAAAGCCGTTTTTTCTTTTATATTATTTACATTATCATTTACATTAACACTAACATTTACATTATCATTAACAGCGATTTTTGCGATGCTTTGCGATGGCAAACTATCGCCTTGCGATGCTTTGCGATTATTTGCGATTATTTCAGCATCAATTAAAGTTAGTTCTTTTAAAACAACTTTTTCGTATAAATCTAAATTCCAACGTTTTAAATTACCTAAACGACCGCTTGAGCTTCTTGTTTCTATTTGAGTTTCCCATTTTTCTAAATCTCTTTTTAATTGCATTTTTATAGGTTCAAAAGCAATATTTAAAAGCAGTTCATCGCTAATAGGGTTTTCGTCATTAACATAGGCGTAAATATGTTTTAACAAACGACCAGCTACGTCATCAGGAAGTTGATTAACTAATCCTTGACTATCAGAATATAAAACAAATGATTTTTTATCTTTAGCCATTATTAACCTCGCTTTCTGTTATTTTATTAATTTCAGTTCGAAGTGTTTTAGCGAATTTAATTGCAGTTGATTTATCAAGCCAAACACAAAACTCATCATTTTCTGATTTTCCAAATATTGTAATAACTTTGCCTAAATCAGTATCGCTATTTATGCACTCAGTTTGTATATAATCATCACAAACACAATCAATAAATTTTAATTCAAATTTTGCCATAAGTAATAAAGGTTTTAAGATACCTATAAACTATTAAGTTAATTATACGTAAAAACCCTAAATCGTTTGGCTATTGTGGTGCGCCTCCCGATTTAGGGTTCAATTTCTTTAGTGTTGTTTAATTATCAGGCACCACTCCAATAACTATTCGCAAATATAATAATTAATTCAATACAAAAAACAATCTAATCAAAATTTAATAGATTTTCTTCGTTTGGACTTGGAATATCAATTCCTAAAAATTCAGCTCCCCACTTTTGAACTTCCATAATGTATTCGCAAAATTGCGTTGTAGTCATTTCCGAACTCGTTAAACGCTCATTTAAACATTGTCCTGTATCTTTGTTAATGATTTCATTTAATGGCGCAAACAAAGGTAAAAGTATCTTATAATGAATGTTATCACAACTTCTTAATTCTCCAGTAGCTTCTAAAAGTCCGTTTTGAACTAAAGGTAAAACAACGCCCCAATAAAAACGATTTTGATTATTGGAACGTGATTTTTTAGGTTTTGAAAAAGTAATTACAACGTCTTTATCGTTAAAGTATTTTATTGCGTTTAAAACAAGGTTTCTATTACGTTTAAATAGATTATTTGATATTGACGTTATAATTTCTATTTTCATTGTAAATCAAATGTTTTGATTAATAATTCTATTAGTTTTATTTTTTCTGGATTACTAAAAACCCTTAGCTAAAAGGTAAATCATCATGCTCCTCTTCTTTAAAATCAGTTGCTGGCGCAAAACTTTCTACTGGTTTACTTTCTGATTGACCGCTTACTTTTTCTATTCTCCAACCTTGAATATCGTTAAAATATTTAGTTTCTCCAGCAGGATTAACCCATTCTCTCCCTCTTAGGTTAATGTGTACTTTTACTTCTTCCCCGACTTTGTAGCCATTTAAAATATCGCATTTATCTTGAATAAAGTTTATGCTAATAAATTGAGGATATTCCTCGTCTGTTTTAACTACAAACTCACGTTTTTGAAACGATGTAGTTACTTGTTGCGTTGCGCCTATAAAGTGCGCTTTTCCTGTTACTTCCATTTTATTTTGTATTTAATTTTGTTTTTAACTCAGTTACTAATTTGCTAAATATCTTCTGGTCTTCTTTAGATAGTTTTAAAAACTCCTCTTTTAAAACCTCTTCGGTTGCACATTTAACTAGCATTTTATTTATATTAGTTAATCGTTCAGTTTCTTTTTTTTGCGCCTCTTCTTGTTCTTTTTGCGCTTTTAACTCCTCTTCTTTACGCTCAGGATTATCAATATCATCTTCATCAGTTGCTATATGGAAATACTTTAATAAAAAGTATCTTTCAGCATAAGTTAAAGCACTTCCTAATCCTTTTTCCCAGTCGTTTTGACCGTTTGCTCCAAACAAGTTTTCGTCTTTATCTCCGCTTTGTACGTCAATCCAAGTGAAACGCATCATTACTTTTGATAGTATTTCGCTTTTTGGTTTACCACTCCAAATTTTAGTTTCTTGGTTTTGAACTAATGATGTAGCGTAATCTTGTCTTTCGTTGTCAATTGATAAAATTTCTTGTTTAAGAATTAATCCCAACTCATTCATTAAGGGTTTAATATGGTCTATTACTTTAGTTCCAGTAACATACTTGTAGTTTTGACCATCCTTGTCTTTTCCAAGACCTAAAACTTGACTTTGAATTTTGTGTAATTTTTGGTAAAGATTTAATTTTTCCATAATTTCTAAAATTTAAAATCCTGACTAAAATCCGTTAGGTCAGTAACGGCATAGTCAGGACTAAAATAATTTTTTCTTAAATACAACCCCTGACCGAATTGTTTAGCGAATATACAAAAAAGTTTTTACTTATTCCGTTTTTCAAATAAATATTTTTGTTCTTCGTTCCAAGCATCAATGCGATGTTTCTTTATTTTTTTGTAGTTTTCATCCTCTAAATCCTCTTTCGTTGGTAGTTGTCTTACTTCCAATCCTAAGTGATTAAGATACATTTTTTCATCGTTACCAAGATCGTTGTATAACTGCTCCGATAGTTTTAAAAAGTATTCTCTTGAGCTTTCCATAATTTCTCTAAATATTTATGCCTTTCGGCGGTTAAAAAAGTTTTGTTTGGGAAATGTGGTTTTTTACTCGTTGTAGTGCTTTGTCGTAGTATTCTTTATCCAACTCGCAAGCTACTAATTCAAATCCGTAATCGTGGCAAGCTATTGCTATACTTGCTGAACCTAAATGTGTGTCGAGGATTTTGTCGTTTGGTTTGGCGTAATTATCCAACAACCATTGATATAATTGTATTGGTTTTTGTGTTGGGTGTATTCTATTTGTTTCACTCCATAATATTTGATAGTCATTTCCTTGAACGTTACCGATATAAGTATATGAATACATTTTGACATTATTAGCATCGCTATAATAAGCTATTTCACATTCGCTAAATGTTGGTGCTACTTTACGCCTACCGATATCCCTGCCTAATTTATTCCAAATTATTCTACCTCCATTTAAACCCATTCCATCAAAATAATTTACTCCCCAAATAATTTGACGTTTTGAAACTCTTTTTAATTCATTAAAAAAAGTAATATCAGGGATGCCTTTATCCCAATTTTTAGGAGTAAATTTTTTACTTGTACCTATTTGCCCTGTGTTAGCTACTCCAATCCCATAAGGCGGGTCAACAATCGCTAAATCAAAATACCCGTCAGGATATTTCGCCATTAACTCCATATTGTCGCAGTTATACAACTCTATTTTATCTGTTACTTTCATAATTCATTTTACTTTCTTTAACAATAATAAACTCCTCTCTTTCGTAGTTTCTCGGATTGTTTTCGATAATTAGTTGAACTTGTGCATCACTAAAGTAGTATTTCTTTACTCTAATATAAGCTGGGATAATTCCCATCAAATCGATAATTCTTTTTGTTTGCTCAACTGAAATAAAAAACTGATTTTCGATGTCTTCAAAACTATATATCTTTTCTATCATCCTTTATCCCCTTTAAATCCTCATTCAATTTAGCGATTTTATCATTTATATCGACCTCTTTAGCATCATCATCAATAAACTTAGTAACCGCTTCTTTTATCGGTTTAATATACTCGATTTTGCACTCACGTTGTATCCTGAGCATTGCGGTTTCGCCTTTTATTTTTTTATATCCTTTTTTGCGTGGCATAGTTTTTATTTTAATTATTAATACTGCAAACTTACAACAAACTTTTTAATCTTGCAACACAAAATAAATTTATTTTATGTTGTTTATTTAAAATATGTTTGTATCTTTGCTTCATAGAAATTTTAAAAATAGAAATTATGAACTCATTAAATCAAACTTTAGAGAATTTAGCAACAGAATTAGACGCATTGCTATTAAATCAAAATTATCGTGAATATGGTAATTTACAAAGAGCTTCAAAGACTTTATTCCAATATGCTTTTGAAACTGGTATTTTATTTATGCAAAAAGAAATAGTTGAAGAAAGATATGAGCAAACTTTTTATATTGCTCAATCTAAATTAATTTTTCCTTTAACATTAATAGGTTTAGATTATCAAGAAAATGAATTTACTTGTACGCAAGCTAAATCAATTGGATTTAATCAAATTACAATGGATAATTATTAATATTATGAAACTAACAATATTTGACGTTTGCGTACCAATGCAAGACCAAGAAACTTGCGAACGAATGAAACAGGTTTGTGTTGATGCTGGACTAGATATTTATAATAATTTAAAATAGAGAAGATATGGAAATTAAAGCTAAATTTATTGGAGCAAACTCATTAGGATATGAAAATGGTAAAACTTATCATTTAAAAATAGTTGGAGCATCAATACAAAGAATTGACGGAAGCGGAACTTGTTTTTACAATTCTTTGAAAAGTTTTTTAAGTAATTGGGAAAATATTAAAATAGAGAAAAGATGAACCTATTCGAAAAACAAAACAAACCATTCGCTATTAAATTAAGCGATAGAGTTAAAGAGGAGATAGAGAAAACTTTTAATTCAAATTGGTATAGTACAGAGCAACCCGACGCCTTATTTCATTATCCTAATTTAAACAATCAAAAGGGATTTGAAATAAGCTTTCATTCTAGGGTAGATTTAGAACCAAACTACACACTAATAACCGAAGCCGAGTTTTTTGGCGATGGGAATGAATTAACACCGATGCAAGAGTTGATTAGTAAACTACATCCTAACTTTTTTACTGAAGAAGAAGCTAATTATTATTTAGAAAGAGAAAAGCAAGTTATTGAAGATGCTTATACTTCAAATTGTCGTCTTTACTCTTGCGAAGAAAATAAAACTAACTGTGAATGTGGTCAAAACTACTACAACCAAAAATTTAGAAAAGATGAATAACCCACTAATCCAAGACAATCTAACTGGCTTAATAATAGCCGTTGCGTTAATTATTTTAATCGGAGCATTAATAATCGGTAATAGCAAAGTCGATGTTTGGCATCCCTCCGACATTTACCCAAACTGCGACGACCAAAGAAACATTATCGATGTTCGAATTAAGAATATTACTGATGAAAACGCTGAGGAAGTAATCGGGTATTTCGATGTGAGTATGCAAAGATACCACGATTACTCGATGAATGTTATTGATTATGAGTTTATGTGGTGTTATGAGTAACGTTATGCGTCTTGGTGCAGGCGGAAAAAGTACACCGAATTATTGAATTAATAACCCAAAAATAAAGACAAAGACCGATGATTGAATTAAAAACTGAATCCGCTTGCTCCAAAACGCTGTTATCGCCAGTACGGGTTTTTAATGGAGATTGCCTTGAAATAATGAAAAGTATTCCTGATTGTAGTATTGATTTAATATTAACAGATCCTCCATATAATACAACAGATTGCAAATGGGATAAACAACCTATTAACTGGGAGTTACTCAAAATTGAATTGTTAAGAATAATAAAACCATCTGGGACTATTTGCATAAGCGTTCAAAATCCATTCGGTTTTTTAATTGGTGGGTTATTCGCTGAAATTTATAGACATAAATGGGTGTGGGAAAAGGACAGAGGAGCTAATTTTCAATGCTTAAAAGCACAACCTTTAAGAATTACAGAAGATATATTGGTTTTTTCTAAAAGCGGTTATTTAAGACCTTGGAATGATAAAGGTTCTATAAAAAGTATTTATAATCCTCAATTTTTAAACGGAAAAGGAAGTTCAAGAGAAAAAACAATGAATATTGACAAACCAAAAAGCGAAAATATGTTGGAAATAAATAACAGAAAAAGTGAAAGAGGGATTGTTTCTAAAAATACAAATGACACATCTAAACAGAGATATCCTAAGGAAATAATTTATTTTCCTGTACCATACAAAGACAGAAAACATCCAACACAAAAGCCAGTAGAGTTATTTCAATATTTAATTAAAACTTACACAAATAGTGGAATGGCTGTTTTAGATTGTTTTTCTGGAAGTGGAACAACTGGAATTGCCTGTATGAATACAAATAGAAACTGTATTTTGATTGAAAAGGAAAAAAAATACTTTGACATTATAAACGAAAGAATAGCCAAACATACACAACAACGAGCAGGAGAATTTTCTTTTGAAAACGATTTGTAGTATTGGCGATAACTTATTTATATACGCAATTAAATTATGCAACCATCTGAAAACCACCTAACATCACACCTCCACTATTTCCACTACGAAAAAGTAAAGGAAAATTACAAAGAGTTGAATAAACTTTTAAAAGAAAAACCGAGTACCAAAAAGAAAAACAAAATACTAAATCTACTAACTGAAATAATTGAAAGCAAAGAGTTTTTAGAGATTGATGTTAGTAGTGATGAAGTTATGATTGAAGCGCTTACCTCCCAAACCCAACCAACGGCAAAAACAACCCTACACTAAAACGGCTTTCGGTATCGTAGCCAAGCGTAAAGACTTTACCACTACGATTTTGAAATCCAACGTTACCAGTTGCAACGAAATTACTAAGTGATTTATCATTACCAATCGAACCGCCAACTAATAATCTAAAGGCGGTTTGTTTTGGTTCAGGAACGCTAATAGTTTTCTCTTTAATCTCGGTATCTATTTTTATCCTTTCAGCGATGTTTTTAA